CTATGCGTGGATTGAGTTAGCTGAACGCGAGTTTGGTAGTCAAAATGCTGCTTCTGTAGCTGCGACGAAGAACGTTGATGTTAGTAAGCGAAACTATGATGGTGATGTGTTCGGAAGTTATCAGGACTTTATGAGTAATGTTGAGGCTGCCTTAAATGGCGACGATAACACTTTCACAGTTTCTCAGCTGTGTGTGAATTGGTTCAACCCGAAAACTATTGCTCCTATTTGGTCTGCCATTGGTGTGGTGACCAACACACCTTGTGAAGAGTCTCGTGCTCTAAAGGATGTTCAATTCCTATCACAAGGTTTCCGTCAAGAGGAAGGCATCTGGTTACCTGTTCCAGATACTGACCGTGTTTTGTGCTCCTTGAAATGGGGTTCTGGTTTTAGCGATATTCGCTGGAACTTGATGAGAGCGTACGCGTTGCGAATTGACTCATGGGGAAACCTGGAGTGTCGCACCTTCATTCAAAGATACATTGAATGGATCATTACTGAGTACAAAGATGAATTATGTGGCGAGATTAATGGTCTTGCTATGTCGGATATCGACGCTATGTACAAGTCGAACGACTGGTGTTGGGCATTGTATGCCGGTTTGGAAGAAAAGGGTTCTCCGTTGGTAAACGGCGCGTCTGCCCTTTTAAAATTCTTTCGATCTCTGTTTGAAACTTCAACATCAAATTCTCTTCCTTCTTCTCTTTCTTTCTTTCTCTCATCAACCCTTCACTGCTAAAATGTCAGGCCCAAAAGGCAAGGCACAAAAGAAAGCTGCCAAAAAGGCAGCCAAGCAGAAAAAGAAGGGCAAATCTCGAAAAACAAATCCGAAGAAAAATAATTCGGGTCCGACGATGGCGCCGCCCAAAAATGTGGCGAGTTCTGTTACGGATGGTGTTAACGTGGGTACGGTTTGGAAAAACTCCAACCAAGTGCGAGATCACTTTAACCGTCGCTTTGAAAAAGTGATGGATATTCCCGTTGCATCTACAGCGTTTGCCTTGATCCAAAATTTCTTTTTGAATCCAGGCAATTCTTTGCTTTTTCCAGTTTTCTCCCAGATTGCCAGTACTTATGAGGAGTACATCTGTCATTTGCTCAGATTTTGGTATCGTGGTGAAGAATATATGGCTTCTGGCACTTTGACTTCCGCTGGAATCATTGCCATGGCTACGAATATGGATCCAGATGATGCCACGTTCACTAACGTGTCTCAGCTGGAAAACTACGAAGGATCAGTTTCTGGTCCACCCTTCGCAGGGCATTTCGTGCACGATGTGGCTATTGCTCACAAGAGTCGAGGGCGAAACCGATCAAAAGGTGACGCATTAGCTCTGAATCAATATTTCGTGTTTAGTTCTGCAAACATCGCTGCTCCTACAGGTCAGGCCGCTAAGTTCTACGACATGGGTCAGTTTCAGCTAGTCTCCAATGGAGCACAAGCTGCGACGCCTGCTGGCGAGCTTTGGGTCGAACATGAATGGACACTGATACGGCGTAAACAAGAAACGCCCATTGGTCAACAAGTCTTGTATGCACATGTGATTGAGGGTCCACTTGCATCTGCTGCGGCTGCTAGTTCAAAGTTCTTAGGAACTACTGGTGGGACGTTAGTGACGGGATCGACAATCCCGGTGGTCTCTACAGCAAGCACTTTTACGTTGCCTATTGCAGGAACGTTTGTGCTTACCTTTTCAACAGTTGGTTCTACCACTGTTGTTGCGTCGTTTACGCCTGGCAGTAACATTACTGCCACGCCTACTATCTTAGTGGATAGCTCAGCAGCTGCAGCAAATGCTGTGGCAGCGGGAACTTCGGTTCAGGTCGCTGTGTTTACAGTGTCAGCAAATGGCACAGGAGCAGCAAACACGATAACAATATCGGGTTTGACCAGCTTGGCGGCTGGTAAAGTGGATATCTTCATCACCCAAATTAGTGGTGGTGCCCTTCTTGCTCTTAAGTCGAAAGAAACTCAAAATGAGGCTTTCGCAGCGTTATGTGAACGCTTTGCAAAACTCGAAGAGAGATTTGCTCGTGCTCCTACACTTAGTTTAACGACGGTGTCGGAGCCCGATACTCCTTGTGAAGAGATCAAGGAGACAGATGGACTTGAATCCTCTGTTCACATCTCCAAGTCTACTGCTGAGCAGTTACTTAGGGGACTCGGCTTGCGGAAGTAATTTCCTTGCCTCTCTTACGGTGTGCGAACTCCCGTTACCTTGTCGCGTGTTACAAATGATGGAATTATCAGTTTTATAGAATCTGCTAGTTTTTAAGCTCTTTGAGTACGCAGCAGTTGAAAATTCGTGTGTGTTTTTGGAACAGGCTGTGGTGGCCTCAAAATATCCTGGCTGAAACAAACCAGTAATGTCTCTGTTAACGCACGTAAATCATGATGACCAATTCATTTCTCGCTTAGGTGGAGATGTAGTTCATCGTTGATCATGGCAGTTGTGTTGCCTCCCCCATTCATTTTAGGTATGGAGAGAATAAACTCTTGAACCATTTTTGTGTCTTTGGGACGTCCTTATGGATAATTGAAAAAAAAAAAAAAAAAAA